GTTGCGATAACCGCCCGCTGTGGTGAAACGACTGCAATTGCGCGTTCAACCTTTGGACCGTTGAGAATTGGTAGCTTGCCTTTCTTAGACATCTGCAACCTCCTCGGTGGGTACTGGGTTATCTACTTGTCCATCGGAAGCATCGGCAACAATTGCATCGATGTTCTTTTGGCTCAGTCCGATCATGGAAAGCTGGGCTGATGCCAGTGCTGCACTCATTGAACCGTCAGACAATCCATTGAGAACGTCAGACAGTGCTTTACGGTTGCGTTGCCATTGGAGTCTTGACAGCCCCATCCATTCGCCAGAACCGCCTTGCTCTTGTTCTTGTGCTGCTACTGCCTCATCTGCTGGACCTGGAGAGCCTGTCTGAGCCGCCATCATCTGTGCGGTCTGTTCGTCTGCTTTAAGCAGTCCCAACTTCATTCTCAACTTGCGTTCTTTCGCGGCTTGATAGAACTTGGCTCGCCACGAACCGCCGCGCGCGCCGATCTCGTCCTGGTACGTTGACATGAATGAATCAATAGACGACTGAGCCGCGTTTTGTTCGCTTGTCGGATCGACCCATTCAAGCTCAGGAAGCTGCCATTCGACTGGAGCCACGCCGCGACGATCTTCCAGCAGTTCGGTTGACGTTGGAAACTTGGCGAGTCCCTCGCGTGCTGCTGCGTTCAGGAACTCATCCCAGACTGGTTGGCAGCAATGGGCAACCATGAAGTTCTGCCATCGCTTATTGCGTGGCCGATCTTCTAGTTTCGATGTTCTAGACGACGAGTAGGATGTCTTGGAGAAGTCCTTTGCAACTGCCTCGTAGCTTGTTCCAGTGCCTGCACAAATGCCTCGCAGCATCAAGGCGATCCAAGGCTCAGAACCTGAGTTTGGCCGACCTGGATTGGCGAACTCAATCGACTCGTTGGATGCTAGCCGCGTGATGATGCCCGGCTCGAGGTAATCGAGACGGTTGCCGTTTTGGTCGGTCGTGTCTTCGCCGCTTGGAGCAAGCAGGCTTGCGGTTGGATTGTCGGACTTAATGAAGGCAGTAAAACAACTCGATACCGCACTGGCTTGCAGTTCGTTGTCGATGTACGTCGCTAGATCGCGGATAGGCGACATGACTGGAGCAAACCAACTGATTCCACGCGATTGACCTACTCTGTCTTTACGGTAGAGATGGAGAACCTCGCTAGCTGGTACTCGTTCAGGAGTTTGATTCTTAACGCCGTAGGGGCTGTTTGGATGTTCTGGGTAGATCCAATAAGCAATCGCCCTGCCTTTGTCGTCAAGCTCAACGCCTCGAATGATTCGATTGCCGGATTCTCTGGAAGCTCGAACCGTAAAAGTATCATGGTTGAGCGATAGCCGGTCAGCTTCGATCAGTTCCAACGCTAAAGGAACTGGCCTGGATATGCCTCGATACTCTTTACCGCTTGTCTTGACGAACCGGATAAGCACCTCACCCGCTTCGACAATCTCCCGCTGTGCTAGTGCCTGGATCTCGGCAAAGGTGAGTTCGCCATTGATGTCGCAAACTTCGCACCACTGGCCCCAAACCTTATCGCGTGCGTCGTTAACATCTTCAATGTCGTCGCCTTCTGCTGTCTCCAGCGTGGATTGTGCGGTGATGCCATCGCCAATGACATTGCTGACAATCGTATCGACTACGTTCCAGGCGTAGGCATTGTCTCGAACTAGCGATCTGGCCCAGGATCGCATCGCATCAGCCCCGAACGGTCCAAGAAGTTCTTGGTCGGCAGCTTGATTGCGTGGCTTCTTGTTGCCAGTCAATCGGTTGGATTCCGCACCCTGGTATTGACGCTGAACGTGTCGCCGTGCGTGAACTCGCTTCAATTCTGCGACTGGAGAGAAGACGCCAATAACCTTGTCAAGCATCTGGCCAATCATCGGGAGGTTCTCCCAAACTTGGCTAGGCTGAACGGACTTTGGCCGCCTTCACGATTTGCTTGGATTTGAAGGATTCGGCGTTCTTCAAAGAGGGTTGCTAGGTCAAGTTTTGTGACTGACCTTGCGCCAATGGAATAGGACGAAGCCCCCCCGGTTAAAAGGGATTCAATTGCCGCGTCAACTTGTGCCAATAACGATGTTGCTGTCGCCATGAAAGCATGATGACATTGCTACCGCTTGGGAGTATCAACTTGTTTCCACTGTGTGGAACAGCGATAAAATTACTTCAACGCATCGAGTATTTTGCCGACTAGCGTGTGCCGGACAATGTGGCTAGCGTTAAAACGGTGGACGCCGATGCCCGGTAGCCCGATCAGCTTACCCATTACCCATTCCAGACACCCATCGCGGATGTCGCACTGGTCCGCATCGCCGCAAACCACCAGCTTGGAACCGCGACCGAATCGACTGAGATACAGTTTCATCTGTGCCAGGGTCAGGTTCTGGGCTTCGTCAAGCATTGCGAAGCTGTCCGAGAACGTCACGCCTCGCATGTACGAAAGCGGACTTTGCTCAATCTGGTCGTGCTTGACCCCGTTCTTTTTCGCTGCATCGTACAAGGGAGCCATCCAGGGAGCCGTTCGTTCTGCTACGCTGCCACCTAACCATCCAAGATCCTCCTGCGCACCTGGCACAATCGCTCGGGTGAAGATCACTTTCTCGTAGCCTTGCTTGATTGCTAAAGCTCCAGCCGCCATTGCGCAAAACGTTTTTGCCGTTCCCGCTGGACCTGTGACAAACGTGATCTCGTTTGCTATGATAGTTTCAACGCAAACCCTTTATGACTCGTTCCAGAACTTAACCCGCTTGGGAACTTCTGGCGGTTCAGCTACTTGCATGGTCCTGGTTCGTTTTGGCATTATGCGTCCGAGTCCTTCCAAATATTGCCGCAATAGTGGCATCGACAATACCGAACGTTGCCGCGAGTCGCAAATACTCTAGTGAAGTTGGTATCTGGCTCTCTGATTGATGTGCAGACTGTGCAAGGCTTTGCTGTAAATGTCCGCGACCGTGCGCGTGGTTCGGTTGTTACCAGGATTGGCAATGCTACTGCTGGCGGTTGCTGCTCAATCGTCGCTGTTGCCATTGGTTTTTTCTTTCTGCTCATTGGTACTTATCGTCTCCGTGGTATCCAATTCCCGCCGCCTGGTCTTTTCCTGAATCTGTTGCTATCAACCGTCGATTTATGTTTAGTTGGCGTGGTTGGTGCGCGGTAGTTTTCAATCAGTTTAATTCCTGCCGAACCCGCACCAGCACAAGCTAAAGCCATCGCGTCCAGATAGTGGTTGTTGTCGCTGAACTGCTCAAACTTCGTCTTGCCGTTTAACGTCTGTTCACCTTCGGCAGTGATATGATTGGCAAACAGGTTGTGATAGTTGCGAACGCCATTCGGATCGAACAACGTCAACGACCCATCATTTCGCATTCCATCATCTCTGAATGGATCGGTCAAGAATCGTTGATGTACCCAAGGCTTCCACCATTCCGTGTGGACGTTGTAAAGCCATACGCGATCAGATGCTAGGTTGTGCGCCCAAGTCTCCAAGAACGGTTCCTTTACGTTTGGTTCCCGTACTGGCATCCTAAACCGAGACGATGCCCAGCCCTTTGACGGAAAGAATGGGCGACCGCGCCGACGACAGAACTCATAGACCGCTGCCGTGTGACCTCTGCCGCTGCCAGAGTCGATCAAGCAAATGATTGGATTGATTGATGCTACAACCTCGTCGGCCCAACGCTCCAGCATATCTAGCAATGCCAGCTCAATCGCTTTGTTATCGCTGCGTGCGTCAATCCCAAACGTCTTGAGAATGCCATAGTCGATAACTGATCCAATAGCGTTACCTTCCCAAGCGACATCAACCCAGTGGGATTTGTAGTTGCCAAGGTCAATTGCTACCGTTCGAACGCGTGTTGTGTCTGGTGATTCGCCTTGTCCGTAATTTCCAGTCCGCGAGACAATTAACTGAGCTGTCAACCCGTTCCCCTGTGGTCCTACTTCCTCTGGAGGGTCGTTGTCGATTTCGGTCGCCACTGCTTTTTCGCCCCAGTCGGCAACGCGGTTGAAATAAGCGTGAATCGATGAAAGTTCAAGAGGTTCACCATCAATATGTAACTTGCGAGAGTAGGAGTTTGGATTGCTTGTTACGCATCCGGCTTCAATCTCTGCTTGGTTGTCTCTCCAGAAGCGGAAAGCTTCTCTTGCATCGTCGTCTCTCTCTGATCGCATTTGCCGCATTTCGACGTATCTTTCAACCAGATCCATTCGATCAGGTCGTTGAATCATCTTTCGATAACGCTTGCCTCGGAAACTAGGCTTCTGAGATGGGTCCGTGTATTTGAACGCAATGCACTTTCGGTTTTGAATCGTGCAAAGCATGGCTCTTGCGACACGTTCAGCAGATGAACCCAAACCAGCAATATCCTGCTCAATAACCTCTTCGTTTTTGTCGATCAAAGTATCTGACGCAGCCGCCTCACGATCTTCTATATCATCAATGATTACTAGCTTGGGTCTGCGCCCCCGAAACTTAGTTCCTCGAATTGGCCCGTCGATTCCAAGGCAGTAGATAACCTGACCACAACTTGCTGGAATGATTTCTTCCGGCCAGTCGTCTGGAAGTTGTTCGCGTGTGATAAGCGGAAAGGCAATGTGGTCTGCCGCTAAAACTAGATTGGTCGGACGCCCTCCAACCGTCTGCATCCTTGCGCGACTTGACCAGCCCCCAACCGTTTTGAAAGGAACGCCTAGCTCTGGATAGTCGGCAATAAAAAGCTCTGCCTGTTGCAGCTTGTCTTTAATATCCTTTAGCTCCAGTTGCGACTTGCTTTGACTTTTGCCGATAACCACTGGAAAGTCGCACAGCCTGCGAACCATCAAGTTGAAAGCGCCATGCATAGCAAGCGATGTTTTGCCTTCACCTCGTGGACCTGCAATCGCTTGATCCCCACCATACAAGGCAGCGTTCTCAAGTGACTCCAGCATGTCCTTACGATCTTGCGTGAAGTCTTCGTAAAACGACTCAGGGAAATAAGTACGCAACCAAAGAACCTGACTTGATTCCGCTGAGAGTCGCCTTGTTGGGTCCGCTGGCAAAGGAATAGCAAGATCGCGTTCTTTCGCCCTCTTGGCGTTCATTAACAAACGCTGCGACTCTCGCTCGCTAACCTTCTTTTTGTCTACTGACGATGCCGTTTTCGGATGCGATCCTAGCAAGGTCTGCAACTGGGACAGACTTAGCGAGTTCAAGAAGTCGTAATCGTTCGTCGTTGTCATCCGCTTGCTTTTTAAGCTCCAGTTCTTCGCGTTTGCAATCAACCAAATCCATCTTCCTAGCTAAGTCGAGTGCGTCCAAAAGTAATTCAGGATCGCGACTTTCTATTACTTCCATCAACGCCGCAACTACTTTTTGCTTGTCAACGTTCCATTTCTGGTTGAACGCTCTAGACACTAGGCGTAAGTCCTTTTTTGTCTCAATAAGCAACAACTTCCCCCACCCAGAAAAGCACCTTACCTAACTAACTTTTTGCAATAGAATCGAGCGTTCCGTCGCAAGGCAAACCTGCCATTTTGGCATAGGGACCCAAAGCACCTGGGGAGTGTGTGTGTAAGTCTACCCATCTCACCCCATCCCCCAAAGCAACAGATAAACCACCAGCGTCCCCAACGCAACAAGCATAAACGCCATCATCGGTCTGGTGTCGCCTTGGTAGTCGTCATCGTTAAGCACTGTACGCTTCCTCTCTCGTTGCATCGCGCATCACTAAGCCTCTTCCATGATTGCAAACACCCAAAAGTTCCCGGTAATGGCAGAGTCCTGAAAGAAGTCTTGCCCTAGTCCTGTACTGCTTACCGTTGCAAGATCAACAGGCACACGAGGGTTGGGGTTCTGTAGGCTAATGCGATCACCAGAAGCAGGAGCCGCGACACTTCCAGTCGCTGGATCAATCAGTTCGAATCTGACTTGGTTTCCTGCCAAACCTGAGTTAACCATCCTTGCATAGCGGTTGTTGCTGCCATGATAGATCGGAATCGCATGACTGAACTGGCTCGATGCTGCACTGGCACCGTAATCTGCCAGGGTCAGCGTCGTTATATTGCTTGCTACAGATACTGCCGTAACGAAATTATGCGACGAACTTCCAGCGTTACTCCAAGATGTTCCGTTGTGGCTATAGCTTGTTGTGGAAGTATAGTCAGCAGTCATCGTGATCGTCATTGCACTAAGGCCAAGACTAACCCCGCACTGAAACCCGTACTTCTGGAAAAATTCGTCAGCAACAATATACGCTGTTATTGCCTTGCTGTAGGTCGTGTCAAAGTTTAAAACCAAATTAGCCGACGAACTTGAAATTGCAGCAAAACCCACCGGAGCGTGATCTGCGTCGTCAAGCCATGCCCAAGTCAAGCTTGTGCCTGATCGTGTTGGCCTGACTACTCCTGCGCATATCTTTAGCTTACTTGCTCGCGCTGAAGCACTTGCTGCAAACATCATTCTTTGGATATTGCTCGACAATCGAGCATCCGGAAGTGTGCCAGTTGTAAGCAAACTCGCGTCTGTAGTTGCGCTCGCATTGCTTCCTGCTGTTCCAGTCGCACCCTGCGGCCCTCGTTGGTTCGAATACTCGATTGTGTAGCTGGCACGAGGTTGCACCTGCAGCGTGTAGCTCGTCATGATCGGGTAATCTCCCTGCTCATTAGCACTTTGCCCTCTTGGATGCGTTCAGTCAGTCCACCAGGCCGCGTCAGTTCGTAATCGTAATAGTACGTCGAAGCCTTATCAGTTGGCTTAGCTCCAAGCGTTGTGATGGCTGTGGTTGTCGCTTTTGGAACTGTAACGTAGATTCGATCCTCGGTTGTGTTGACGGTAAACGTGAACGAAAAAACAACGGTTGAGCTTCGCAGTTCCCCGTCTCGTGCTTTACCTTCGATGGTGCAGCCGGCCAGGTCGTCAGCAACTCCGTTCTCGTCCAAGATTTGGAAGTCTTCTGCCCAGTCTGCACCCTGTTCGATGTAGAGGTTTCGTACTGCTGCACTCATCGGTTGCTCTCGTGTTTTCGTGCAAAGTCTGTCCCGTTGGTGTCGATGGAACTGATACGCTTTTCAAGCACTTCCAACTTGATTTTCAACACTTCGCAAGACGTAAACAAAACGTGGCGATCCTCTTCACACTTGTCCGCCTTGCTGCTAACTTCAGTCAAGCTTTTCTCCAGCTTCGCAATCGCTGCTGTGTTCTCGCTTTCTCGCATGCGAAACAACGTTACAACACCAGTAAGCAATGTTGACACGATAGCTCCTATGCCTGCTAATACCCACCCTGTAAGACCGTTTGCTTCGTTGCTCATTTCGATTGCTTGGCTTTCTCGAATGAGTCTTTAGTCAGTTGTCCATCGACCTCAAACCGTGAGCCGTCAGAATCTTGAACTTCAAACCACGGCCAAAAGCGATCTGATTCGACCTCGGTAATGACATGCACATCCCAACCAGCTTGCAACCACACTGGCATCTGCTTTGCCTTCCAATCGTTGCATGGTCCGCAGCTCGCGCCGCTGTGCATCACAATCGTTGGCTTGATTTGTGGTGCAGCTTCTAGGGTTGGTTTATACTGATCTAAGGACGGTTTAGCGTCTGACGATAACTTCGCAAAAAGCTCTCGCAAATCCTGAACCGCAGCACCAAGAATCTCAACCGTTGCGTTTGTTTCGTCTGCGAGTGCGTCTACCTTCGCTTGTGTGATTGCGAGTCGTGCTTTAATTGCTTGGTACTCGCTGTTGAGTCCAAGTAGTGCAGCAACGCCAACGACTAGGAGGATAAATGGCATTTGTTTCATGTCCTCAGCCTTTCTTTCCATTCGTCCACGCTGAACTTGCGAGGTTTCGGAACTGCCATATCAGACAATCCAACCATCTCAGTCCATTGGTGGCGTAGCATCTGCGTTATCGCGTTAGGACTCCACTCCTGCCAACCTGGAACATCTCTCGAACCAAACTGCAAACCCCAGGAGTTGGCAATCCACACATACGGGCGACCCTGCGTATCAGTCCGTTCACTAAGGCACAAACCCGCTATGGCATGACCTCCACCTCCTGGGGAAAAGTTTTCGACAACTGCCCGGTTCATTCCGTTGCCCCAAGCAATGCCGTTGTGAACACCACCCAAACCAGCACCAAGGAAAACGCGATAGCTTTCATAGCTTGTGATCTTGGTTGCCGATCCGACTTTGTGCTTGCTTGCGTTGTCTAAGACTGCTTGGTAGTTCGCTGGTCTTGTGTTGTCATACCTGGCTGGATACTTCCAAAGCTCCTCGATGCAAAGCCCTGTCCCCATTCCCAACTTAACTCCAGCCGAGATTGTGCTTCCGCTGTCGCCGCGAATGCCGCTGATGCGTTGTGCCTCGTAATAAGCCATTGCACGAGAGTACTGAATGATCTCGCCACCAGTTGCAACCGTGTAGCACCATTCAAGAATCGACGAAAGCGAGTGACCGGCACATGACCCCTGAGAAGCCTGGTTCTCGATGCGGATTAACTTGCGAGGGTCAAGGCGAATCTCTTTGTAGTCGCCCTCTGAGAAAAGCAATTCTTGAACTGGCAATGACGCTAAGAATTCCCTGTCCTCTTGTTCGATCAAGTAGCCTGATTCGCTCATTTGCTTACCTATTTCTTTGCCTGGAGTTTGGAAATAAGCTCGCCTAGCTTGTCTTCGACTAATGCGACCGAGACGATGTCAATGTAGGGTTGAAAGTCCTTGACCCGATTCGCAGAACTGAGGTCGTTAAACTGCTTCAACCTTTGTTCGTCCGTGGCTTCCTTCATTGCCGCAATGGACTTCAGAACTTCCAGTTTGCTCGCTCTGTCTGCAAGGTAGCAAGCGTCAAGTGTCTTGCTTGGAGATGCCAAAACTGGCACTGGAACAACCGGATCAATTGGCGCACGGTCGGTGGTCCATAGCATGTAACCCAGTGCTGCAACAGCAATCCAGGGTATCCAGTTGACTTGCTTCGTCTCACTTGTCATCGTCATCGCTCCAGTCAATCGGTTCATCCATGCTCGCAACCGCACTTGGCTCATCAATCCCACGATCTTTCCACCACTGCCAAAGAGCCAGAGCGACTTGTAACATCAGCAGAATGGTCGCTGGAGAAAACTTCTGAACCCGTTCGTGCGATTCGAACAACAAACGAGCATCATCGCCCCGTCCATGCGAGGTAACCCATGCTTGCCGTGCAATCTCGCGTGCTGCGAGTCGCATGCGTAGCCTAAGCACTTGCTTTCGGTCCTTCGCTACTTCTCAGCGATTCGCCAAGAATCCAGCCAACAACAGCAATGGCAGAAGTCACAAAGACTTCCTCTGAAAGCCCCCAGCCAAACTTCTCATTGAGAATTGGCACAGCGATAACCGCAGCCGCCGCCCAAAATCGTCGTGAGGTGATAAGAGTCTTAATAATTGGTGGCATGGAATTTACTCCGCAGTGAATACTGGATACTCAGTTGACTGTAAGACTATCCTTTGGGGGTTACTGGCTAATCGGTTGTCTCGCTTGCTTGTGGCTGATTGTGGGTGATTGTGTCATGCCAGCAACAACTTCTGAATCTTGGTGATCGTTGACTTCAGAATCGTATGCACAATCACATTGGCATCTTCCGCGCAGACTGGCTTCTTGGTGTCCGCGTACTGCCAGCAGCAAACCACGATTGCCAGTCTTGTTTGCGACTGGACGCGACCGTAAGTCGTAAACTCGAAATGGTCCGTACCCTCAGCATGGTCCCTAAATGAAAGCTGAACGATGTCACCTTTGCGAATCATGTTGCCCTCATCAGTTCGAACCGAATCGCATCGCTTTCACGATAGAACCGCAACCAAGCTGCATCCTTTGGCTTCGGCCCAAGCATCTTTTCAACTTCCCACCCGTGCGAACCGTCCCCCCATGCGTCTTTGTAGCCTGCAACTCGAACATGGTATTGTTCGTCGTGATAGATAACTCCCATATCGCTTATCCGCTGCCGCTGAATTGGCATCATCCAAGAGTCGTGCGTGTGGCCCGTTAACACGATGTCTGCGTCTGGAGTAAAGACAGCGATTCGATTTGTCTGAATCGTTCCGCGAGTGACTGGCCCACCCCCACCCGTACCGTGGTAATGGTAGAGAACCTTTGAAGAACGATTCCCGCTAGCCCGAGAAAACAAGAATCGAATCCAACCACCGTAGCCACCAGAAAGCACCTGCGATCCTTGTCGCTTCATTTCGTGAGCAAGTCGATCCGTCAGATCAGTTTCATGCCTGCCACGGATTGCAGTCTCGTGGTTGCCGCGTCCAAGAAGCAGAAAGTTCTTGGCGTATGGCTTGTAGAACTCAGCAGCGGTATTAACCAAAGAGTCCAGGTAATTTCCCTGCAAGTGTTCTTCTCGTATCGAATCCTTCGAGCTGCGTTTATCCCACTTCCCTTGCATCGCGCAGAACAAATCACCATTGTCGATAATCCAAGCGTTGCGTTCAACTGCTTGGTCAAGGTGCTTTTTTTCAAGCTTCCAATCGCACTTTGGGTTGTCGTGGTGGACATCTGAACGTAGGAGAAACCATTGCTCAAACCCGCTTCTGGCGTTGTCGAACGATATTGCCGTGGAGTTTGGTCCGATGTGCCGAATCTTGCCGTTGGTACTCATTCGAATCCCCTGTGCAGCGGTTTGTTTGCACAACCCTACCAACGCTAGGGATTCCGTCAGCGTAAAGATTCCGTCACTTGTGGGTGCTTGTGGGTGGTTGTTCCTTAATCCACTCTCGCAACTGCCAGCCGAACCAGTAATACTGCTTTTTGCCAGTCTTCTTGGGACTTGGAAACTTGCCTTCACGAACCCAGTTCAGGATCGTGTTTGGATGACGGCCCAGCAAAGAATAGACTTCTTTGAGCGTCATCATTTTGCAGTCGTCTTTCGGGTCCATCTGTATCTCCGTTCGTGATGGGGGGATTCTTCGTAACAAAAACCCGTTTGTTTTTGTTACAACTTCGCCTTCATTGCCTCAACGATCTCTTCCGCTTGCCGTTCCAGGTCGAAAAAAACCATCAAGACTAACCGTGGGCAGTTCTTGCAAATCTCCACCGTAAGCTCGTTGTTAATCTCTTTGATTGCCAACTGCAAAGAAATCGCTTGGCCGAAAAAATCAGCCGGGCACAATTTTACAGCGTCAAGCTCCGCTTGCCCTTCTTGCAACTTTTCACACGTTCGGACAATGCCGTCGTGCTGGGCGAACGTTTTGCCGCATGAAGTGCAGTTCGATTCTTGATTGTCCAAGATCACTCCTTTCGTTTCTTCCGCTTCGCCACCCACTTCGCCACGTCCTCACGGATCAGCGAGTCATCGACTTGGTTGTAGATGTAGCGTTTGCCTTGGATGTTTGCGCTGGCGTAATGCCTTGCAAATGAAAGCTGCGTTTGGCTGATGTTCGCATAAGCCACGTTGGTATCAGACCCAAACTTGGCTTTAAGTTCTGTTTGGTATTTTCTCAGGTCTTCGATTGTTGCCATTTGGTCGCCTTTGTTTGTCGTGTTAATCTGCGCCGCGCATGTTAATAAATTGTTATGCCGATCATGCGGTCGGCATGTAAACAATTCTTCTATCCAAAACTGGCGGCATCGGGTTGTAGCTCATTCGGAACATTGCGTCGTCGATCACGTAGAAAACCATTTCGCGATCTTCGCTGACGATGCCTGCGTAGATCAACCAATCGATGTCCTCCGGCCCGTATTCGACGAACCGCTCCTTAATGACGACGTTGTCTTTCTCGACCGTCTTGCCATCTGGCAACTTGTATCTTCCTGTTGGCTTGTCGCGTTCCATGTTTGGATTGGTGCGTACTCGAAACTCCGCAAACATAGACCCAGGTTTATCGAATTGCCCACGGTCTAACTTGGCTTTTACTGCTTCCCAATTATCGGGATGACAAACTATTGAAGGCATAACAATGAATTCCATCGAAGCCCTCGGTCAGCCGTTTTCGTGAAGGGAGGGTTTCCTTCTCGGGCTCGATGAATTCAAAGCGTTCAAACCCTAACCACCGTCACGACAACTTTTTCGTCCGACTTGTTTTTAACCTTCGTTTGCGCGTAGGTGACTTCGCGCACTTCTTTCGTCGAGTCGTCTGCAATGACATTGGCGTGAACCAATCCATCGAGGAGGGCTTTACCGCTAACCCCGTCAACGTCACACAATCGGCATCGGTACGAATGGATTCGAACACTAACTGGTGAATCGAATGCCGGACCTTTGCCCGCTTGAATCGGTTCATTGCCAACAGTGCGTTCCAAGTCGGCAGTTTGCCGGGTAGCACAATCGTCAAGGATTCTAGCCGTTCCATAGTAGCCTTTCTTTCTTCGCGTCACGAAAAAGCACCCTCCGTAATTTCATCCACTAGCCTGTCGTATTCTGCGTGCGTGATCTCACCATCTACCAGTCTGGACTTATGTTCCAGCATCCGCATGAACGGTTTAGCGATGGACTTAAACGCAGCACTCGGAATGTATTTGCCTCGGTTGGACTTAATCCACTGTTCCTCGCGGAAACGTTCTCGGTTAGTTTCCTGCCTTGCTGCCATCGCTAACGCTTTAACGTTCAATGCAAACAGTTCGCACTTATAGCCAGCAGGAGGGTCTTTGATCGATCCATCAACCCAACCGTCCAAAACTGCGTAGGCTTCTTCTGCGCTCAACTTAGCCAGGGTGGAAGCCCAAGACGAGCATGTTCCAGCCGGATCGGTCGAGTTCTTTCGTAGCCAGTATGCTAAGCCAGGAAAATCAACAAATGCTTTCTCGAAAAACTTACCTGCTTCCGTTGCGTTCATCTTAGGTTCCTTAGGAGGTCGTCGTTGGATTTAGATACTTTGCCGCTGTGTTCGAAAGATCGAGGTTTTGGTTTGTGATCGCCGTTAAGAATCAGATTCTTCGCCTGCACACTGATCGAATACTCAATCGCCTGGATTGCATCCGCGTCGTTCGGGTAGATTCGGCTTAGCTGCATCAACTGAGTCTCTTCGGTAATTTGGCTCAAAGGCTTTTGGATTTGCCCCAAGTGCCTTTTCCACTTAGACCAGCAGGTTTGAAACTCTTCCCCTCGTGTTGTTTCTTTTTTTATACTCTTCTCTTCTCTTCTCTTCTCTACGTTACTCGTTACGGTTTCCGTTACGTCACGCGTTACGTCACGCGTTACGTCACTTACCGTAACGCTAGTACGGTTTTTTTCACGATATCGACGCTGCCTCTCAGCCGAACTCGACACCCTACCATCCTTCGCCGGAGCGTTATATTCCAAGAAATTAGGGAACGTTACGGTCTGACTATCAGCATCAACCACCGCCCAACCGACTGCCTCCATCATGTCACCGAAACCAGGTATCCCCGCAACATGATCTAGGTCGTCAAGCTCGATTCCGTACCACACTCCATCGGTCGTGTGTTCATTGGCTGCGCACCATACTCGAAACAGTGACGCTACCGTTACGTCACGCGTTACGTCACGCGTTACGATCTCCCGTAACGCTCCACCGTAACCAGTCGAGAGTTTCTTCCCGACCAGTTTTGAGTTTTCAATAAGCTTGCACAATGCTGTAACCCTTGGGTTAGTCAGTAGCGAAGCCCGCATCTTGATCCAATCGCCAGCCATGACTAACCCTCTAAAACAATTCCATCTGCTTCACCTTATCGAACTCAACCGTACCGTGTACGCCACGATCCGACACAACCAATTTTCCCTCTGTCACTAATTGGTCAATAACCGCTTTCCAAACGTGGGCGCGAGCTGCTGGAACTCGGCCTCCGTGCATACCGACGTTCTCCAGGTCGGCAGCAAACTCGTAGACTGATTGCGTGTAGCGTGCGGCTTTTACAAAGTCGAGTGCTACTTGCGGGTATTCGGATTGGCGTGTCATTTGAATCCTTCATAGTGGTCACTTAGCCAAAGCCAGACGGCTCGCTTTGAGAGCTCACTACAGCCAGACCAGAAAGTCTTAAACTCAATCATCTTGGAATCGTCCTCGCTATCAGGAACATCTTCCCAAACAAGACTTTCGTTTGTGACTGGAGCAGTAACTTTTGGCCTCTGCGTCTTTTTCGGTTGAGACTTATTCACCTCCTTTACGGCTTCCACCCCCTGCTTTGCAACAGTCTCTTGATGCTTCTTGTCAGGCGTAGACTTAATAAACTTCTCCGCAGCACTGACTTTTATCTCGTCGCGTTCCACCATCTCAACAAGAGACTTGGATCCTTCGCTAATGACTCGTTTAGCTTTTTCGATCGAACTCTCCGACACATTCAAAAGCTTCGACGCACCTTCAACCGTAAAAGTAGAGGCGGAAATTTCCGCCTCTACTTTTCGTCCATTACCAACTTGACCATGTTTGAACGTCGCTAACTTAGCGCCAACTATGGCGCGTTGTGTCTCCGACAAGTTCCTTCTGTGTAGATTGTGACTAACCACATAGTCCACAGGATCTGTCTCGTCCGTGAGTTCAACGTCTCTGGGTTCAATACCAAGCTGCTCGCAAGCTTTCAGCCTGTTACGTCCATCAACAAGCATGTCCTTCCAATAAAAAATCGGCTCAAGTTGCCCATGAGTCTTAATGTCCTGCTTCAAAGCTTCGAACTCTGATTCAGACATCATCGGAAAGACGTTTGCGATTGGATGTACTTTACATTGCGACTTTAGCATGTTGTCCTCTTTCCTTAACTCCAGAAATCAAACGTCCAACAGTCTTTGAAAAATCCGCATGTTGAAATGCAAAAAGCTTTTGGCCGTCGGAATGCCGAGATGCGTAATCCGCTAACAAAGAACAAACACAAACCTGCTGCGCTATCACATTGCGTGACTCTCGCATGGCAGCAACAAACAAATTGTTTGTGTTTAGCGAAACACGCCCGCCAAGAGGATCAAACTTGCCTAACTGATCCCCCTCCATATCGCACCAGTCAAACTTAATTCCACGCAATTTAGAGACACTTCCAACACTTCCTGGCAACTCAACGGATCCCGCAATCGCAGGATCCATTTCTGTAGCGTTCTTTCTTTTTCTTCCAGTGTTTTTTGGTTCAGACGTTCTTGTTTTTCCGTTGTTTTTTCCTGGTCGCTTCTCAAGCACTTCACCAAGCGCCTCGTTCAACATGCTTTCTATCTCAGTCCGCAAGCTCGCAATTTCCAGCGTTTCGGCGATAGCAGATGCTTTTTCAAGAATGGGCTCTATTTGACAAAAAATAGCATCATCAAGACGGTCTTTGTTTTCTGTAAGGTCGTCTTTGTGCCTGGACAACCTCCAGCCACTACCAAGCGTTATAATTCCACCCAACCTTCCAACACCACCACGGATCCCAATGCTTGTTTCGCAAATAATCCTATGACCGTGCACAAGCCAAAACGGACCTCTTGATAATGAAACACCCTCTGGCAAAATACCAATACGAATCCGAACTTGTTTGCCGTCGATGTCAAAAGACGAATCTATCAAATCGTTTAAGTCAGGCATCTCAACCGGCTTTAAGACTTCAGGCCGCTGTTTAGAGTTCCCCTCCCCAACAAGCAGTTGCAAACCTTCCTTAATGGCTGGACTAAAAACCCAACTAATCATGTCAACCGCGTCCCTGCCTGGAGCTCGCTTGTCAGACCGCAACTTAAACTCAAGAAAAGTACCATTCGAAAGCTCGGTAGGCTCTACCGTAGGATCCTGACATTGCCAAGAATTTTGCACGAGCTCGTGATAATCTACTTGCAACGTTGTTTTGACCCTATTCCTAATGCTTGTGACTTTCATTACATCAGAACAAGAAAGCCAGGCATCCTTTGCACCAATGCCATATCTCCCAAGTTTCGTGCTGCTCGACTTTCGGTGTTCACCAAGTCGAAACATAGAGGAGACATCCTCAACACCGTTACCATCATCACTAACAACGATCTTCTTTCCAGACCGTTCTATAGAAACCCTGCGAGCTCCGGCATCGAGAGAGTTGTCAATTAACTCAGCAAGTGCTTTCCACCAAGGCATATTTCCGTTTGCGTGAGACTCAAGCAAATGAGCTCGTGGTGTTAAATCCATTATCAATTCCTTACTTTGTGTTTATCGTCTCAACCATTTCCCGCACCACCCCAACAGCCACTTCCAAACGTTTCTTCAACAACTCAATCCTCACCTCGCTACGTTCCACCCGAATCACGCAAAGCCTGTGATTCCCTTCCATCCTCGGATCGAAAGAAATGAAGTCACACCAATCGCGGCCAGTCACCAACAAGTGACCAACAACCTGCCATTCATACTCGCTTGGCACTTCCTTCGTTAGCAACGTGTTCACATGCACAGCAGGATCAAAAGGACACTTAATTTCAAGGCAACCAAAACCACCAACCAACCCGTCAGGCGTTCCACCGATGTCGTCGGTAAACTCAAAGTATTGAAAAGGAGTGCTATCAACATCCCACTCAAACCGATTCGCATATTCTGCAATCGCCTTCGACTCGTTTTCATTTCCCCAGTCCATCGACTTGGCAGAAACGCTATACCAAGAACCAAAACGTTCAGCCACGATCCGGCGCAAGTAGGTGTAGCCAGCAGCAGTGAACAAAGCATCTTTGCTACGTCCACTACCCATCAAGTCACCAAACTTGCTGCAAGTAATCTTTCCTAGCCTTTTCCGCAACCACTCGTCCCGCTTCACCTCAACTGGGTCAAACACTTCTTCGCCAGGTTCCATTTCGTTCAGGTTCATTTTTTGGCCTTTGCTGAAAGCTTGACCACACTCCAGTCGTCCGACATATTGCCGTTCGTCCTGTTCTTTTTCTTGCCCTTGTAGGTAATCTCAACCGGAGTGCCTGGCTCCATCGCGTTGTTCTCGAACACAGCAACAAGACGCTTCGAACCGTTTACAACAGTCTTGCTTTCGCTGTTGATCGGTTGGATAAACACAACGCAAGGAAGCAAAATCTCCTCTGCTGTTTTCTGGTCAAGTACCGTTCTTTCCGTCACTTCAACGAACACCATTCGACGCTTTTCCCCAACGTCGTTTGGTGTCCAATACTCCTGTGATAGATCGCAGCTTGCGACCTCAAACGTAGCCAAGTCCATTGATACTGGAACAATCATGTCACCCATCTATCTCACCAAACACTTTCTGTTTCGTTGTTATCTAAAACCGTCCTACCTACCTCGATACTTCCTAGCCTCATCAATCGCCCATCGCGTCATCTCGTCCTGCTGTTCCACCGTCGCTGCAACCGGGTTATCCTCTGGATGGTGCAGCACTTCGCCGCGAATCACCCGCTTAGTCAGCAGCAGCAACTTCTCCAACGAACCAGGCGGCGCGTCAGTTGGTTCTGGTAGTCGCTGCGGTTCAAAGTCTTCATCGTGGCCAAATCGCATCAACGCGCCGTAAACCGAATCGTCGTCGCGTCGAATGCCTTGTTTGGCAAGGTGCCTTCGTCGTTTCGCTTCCGTGATGATCGAACGCTTTTTTGCTTTAGCTGTCGGCATTTGCGTCGTCCCTTTCTTCTTGGTAAGCCTCGGTGGACAGCATCCAGATTCCAAAGTTGTCATAGTCCCTGATAATTTGCAGATACTCGACCTTGCAAATCTCCCGTATCTCCACGCTCCATTCGTCCGACACCTGCCGCGATGCTTTAACGTAGGCGTCGTTCATAGCTTCCGTTGACGTTATGCAACGCGAAGTTTGAAACGAAACAACCATGCTATGGATGAATCTGCCATTGCCTTTATAAATCTTGCGGCGGTAGACGATCTTGTAATATCTCACTTCCCCTTTTCCTTTCGTTCGTCAGCTTCCTTAACTTCGCTTCTCAAGATCGGCACCGATGGGTGCGCGTGAAAAGCGAGTCTTACTTTGTTACCTTTGATAGAAACGATCTCAACACACACATGGTTTCCAACCCATACACGTTCGCCCGATTTCCTGCTTAGAACTAAAGCCATCCTTGCATCTCCTTAAAAAACATCCGTTGTAGTTTTGCGCTCGATTTGCGCCCTATTTTGCAGTCCTTTGCGCTCGATAAAAGCCAGCCCTAGCCATTCCGTTGGCTAGTCGATTCCGTCCGCTGGTTGCGTCCGTGTGTTAAGCAGGGATTAGTCCCTTGTTTCGTTGTTCTCGCTTTTGCAAAGCAGGAACGACATCAAATCCGTCTCGTTCTAGATCGCGCTGCAAGCTAGCTTCCAAATGTTCGCAAAACGCCTTCGCGTGATCGAGCGTTACAAATTGCTCGTTGCTACCGTGTGCGGCTCGTTCGCCGTCTACCATCGCGTAGTCTGTGCAGTCGATCAAAAAAAGACCGTGACGGGCGCAGTAGATTTCCCAATAACAAACAGCGTCAGGTTCACTTTCGTAAAAGCTAATCGCCTGCCACTTGAGTTGATCGACTTCGCCTGATTCGTCGAACGGGACGAATTGGAAGGTTAGTACGCTACTCATCGCTTTTCCCTTTCGTCCATCATTGCGTCTGCTTGTTGGTACGACATTACCGCCAATTGACTTTCACCATAATTAAGGTGAACATCTTCGAGCGAAAGCATCGCGGTCATCGCTTGGCCAGCAAACCAATCTCTCAAACTCATCCCTTTCATGTCTGCTGCTGTCTGTCCGATAGTGACAGGGAAAGCTGTTTCGTCGTCGTTGGATTTCATCGTGCCACCTCAGCAACTCTCTGGACGTATCCCAGAAAATCCATATCTCTCAGTGGCGAATACTCAGAGGCAGACACCTGAAACCTACCTCGCACACCGATCATTCGAAGCGCTCGTCGGCCAAGCTCAACAGCTTGCGACTCGGTATCAGCCTTAACCCAACTACGGCCAAGATGCTTGTCGCGATTCTTGCCAGTGTATGCAGTCACTTTCCATTGCTTCATCGTGCCACCATTTCCCCGGCTTCGTTGCGAACCATGCCGTTGAGGATGCATTCGACCCAGAGTGAGTAGTTGTCAAAACAGGCATTGCTGCTTTTCATTCGCATAACAGCAAGACGACTCATAGACCTAAGCCATTCAGTTCTATACAGATTGTGACCAAGCACAAACTCAACCGCGTCTTCATCAATCAAATCAAACTTGACGCGATTGCCACCAAACTTTTGAACAATCAAATTTACTATTTCGTGCGTGTTCATAGTCTTGCTGCTCCGGTCATGCCAACGCTACTAACAGTGCCGTAGCCGTAGCCGTCGCCGTTGCCGTAGCCGTAGCCGTCGCCGTAGCCGTTGCCGTAGCCGTAGCCGTCGCCGTAGCCGTAGCCGTAGCCGTAGCCGTAGCCGTCGCCGTAGCCGTTGCCGTAGCCGTAGCCGTTGCCGTTGCCGTAGCCGTAGCCGTCGCCGTAGCCGTTGCCGTAGCCGTAGCCGTAGCCGTAGCCGTAGCCG